TGGCCTAAAGTAATCAGAAGCTTGTCCAGTTAACTGTGTGCCTAGTCCGTATAGTCCTGTGCCTTGTCCTACTAATCCTGTGCCTTGACCGTACATGTCTTGTGCTCCAGCAAGAGCTCCTTGTCCTTGACGTGCAACGCCTAAGCCTTCTTGCATCATTTGTCCGCCTTGTTGTATGTATGGGGTAAACCCACCAAGGCCACCAGCTAAAGTTCTAGCCTGCATCTCGTACGGATCAAGTCCTGCTACTTGTTTAACAGGAACTGGTGTTGGTGTTCTACCTAATCCAAATGCAGATTCCAAAAATCCACGACGCATGGCCTGAGCATACGGCTCTTCATAAGAAGCTCTTGTCGTATCTCCTCCAGTGCCTGAAT